CACCACTTCCGCGATCGCGCGAAGCGTTTTCGTGTCGAGTTCATCCAGTGCGGCGAAGTCCACGAAGATGTCGATCACAATCTCGTAGTTACCATCCAGGCACAGGAGCAGACCATTTGCCGTTTTCCCCCACCTGGTCACGCGGCCTCCGTAGAACTTGTCCTGTGGGAAAGCACACGCGAAGATCCCTTTTGAAATGTCCTTGTACGTGTATGTCCTACCTCCCAGTGTCGTGCTGTTGATCAGTATGCCTCTCATTTGTCATCCTCCTTTGAATTTGGCAAAATGATTTGTACCTTCTTGTCCTCATCTTTGCTGGATTCACCGGCACCGATGATCACCGGCTCACTCGGTCCCAGGTAATCGATCCCGTGCTTCCTGAGTTCCTCGTATATGTTGTGGATCCTCAGCTCCTTTTCGAACCATTCTTCGACGGTGATTGGATCCGGGGTCACTGTGCCGCAGTACCAGCAATATGCACTTCCCGGCGGCTGGTCGTACCAGCTGGCCCACCTTTCGCAATGGGCGCATACAGGGAGCTCGAACGGATCCCCGGACATGGCGTACGCGTTCTTGATGAACGCGAGCAGCTCGGCCTTCTGCATCATCAGGTGCTGCTTGACGTTCTTGGCCACGGGAGAGATCTCCTGCAGCTTCTCCAGGGCGATCAGGTGGGTGCGGTCAGGATTGTCCCAGTTGACCTTCGACTGAAACGGCTTTTTGATCTTATACAGCATTGCTTGGATACCCTCCTATCGTCTCTCCGGGGATCGATTCGTTTGCTGTTACCTGCTGCGGGATCTGTGCTCGCATGAGGTTCGGCCTGGACATATTCTGTCCGGGCTGAGCCTGCTGCGACATAATCGATCGGATCATCCTCATGAACTGCTCTTCCTGGGGATTGCTTCTCGGGGTTTCGTCGTCGATGTCGAGGCCCAGGAGATCACCGAGCATCTTTTTGACCTTCTCGTACGTCAGGATCGGCCGCGGCATGCCGGTCTCTTCATCGGGTACCCGGAGATTTGCCAGGGTAAGGATGATGTTATACAGTGCGATCTTATTGGTCGGCAGGCCTTCACCGATCGACACATCGATGTCGAACTCGACCTGCTTGGTAACAGGTACCCTCTTGGTTTTTTTCCTTTTCTCTCCGGTCTTTTTGTCGACTTCGTAAATCGGCTCGCCAGTTTCCGGATCCTTTTCCTCCTCGTCTTTATACAGCTGCATGAACTTCGGCTCCGGCACCTCTCCTTTTTGCTCGAGCCCTGCCTGTATCCTTTTTTCCCTCTCTGCCCGCCAGCTGTCGAGGAAACTCTGGTCGGCGGGGACGAGTACAGGTACGCGGGCCAACTCGCGTGCATCGATCCACTCAAAGTCGTCATTTTCAGATACCCTGAACGCCTTTGCAGCGTCCCAGTTTTCCATCATGAGGCAGAGGCAGTATTCTGCGACGTCGGCCAGGGTGTCGGAGAGATCCGTCTTTTTGTCATCCATGCCGCGCTCGGCCTCGGCCATCTCGATACTTGCCTGGCGTGCTGTCATATCCCTGCCGGTATTGGTGCCGGTCTTAAGGCTGGAGAAGCGAACCACGCGCTGCGCCTCCTGGATAACGAGGCCGATGAGATTGAATATTACTACGTTGAGTCCCTTGCCCGGTGATTCCTTGATGTTCACGTTCGGGTTCCTGGCCGGGATAGGATGCCTGGGATCTCTCTTGCCAGCCGCGAAATCCTCCGGATCGATATGCGCTGCAGGATCCACGAAGGTTGCCGTCTGGGCCGAATGCCTGCAGGCGATGACGCACTCGTTCCAGAGGTTATTCATGAGGATCTGCAGACGCTTCAGGAGTTTACCATCGCTAAAACCATACAGGCTGTTTTCCCTCTCGTAGAGGACCGTGATGAAGTACGGGTACTGGTTGCGGACCATTGTATAATACGGCTCTTTGGGATCACTCTCCGAAATGATGATTCCGCACTTGCTCATCTCGATTAACTGCAGGTTGCCATACTCATTGTTCCTGGTCCATATGTGCAGCAGCGTGAACGAGTCCTTATCGTCGCCGCTTTCTTCGCCGCCAAAGTCAACGACACTGTTCCCCAGGGCGATCGCGTCCGCGATCTCATCCATCGTCTTGCCGTTGATCGGCTCCCTGGTCTTGTCCCGGCGTAACTCCATTATCGACACAAGACCGATCTCCTCGATAATGAAGTCAGCCTCTTGTAGTCGCATGTAGTCCTTGATCTTACCGTCGACGAATACTTTCGTCGGTGACGGACAGGTGATCTTCGGCATCCCGAACCCATCAAGCGCGTCCGGATCCCATACTACCTTGAACCATGCGGTACCGATATACCCACGCCGGCGGCGTTCATGCCGCTTGATCAGCTTCCGGATCTTGTTCTGTTTGAAAGTCCATCTCGTCAGGATTTCGGCCGTATGCGCAAACTGGTGGTCGCTGAATCCCTGGCCTTTTATCGTTGGCTGCGGATCCACGTCAAGGGTCTGGATCTGTCCTTCAATTGACGGGTTGATGATCGGGACAAAAATGTTCGGGTCATCCTCGTTTTCCGGATCATCGATGTCGGCGCCATACAGCCGCTCGAGTTCCTCCCATTCTTCCTTCCTCTCTTCCATCTCGGCCACCAGGGTATAATAGTGCTGCAGGTAAAAGTCAGCGCGCTTTATCTGCTCCGGGGTCATTATCTCGTCCCGGATTTTGTTGAACGCATCGGCATCCTGCTCGTACTTGTCCTCGAATATCTCATCATCCTTCGCCTCGTACCGGGATACTACCTCCGGATTTTTGTATCCCTTCGGTGGCCTCTGTACCTTGCCGTCCTTGCCCCTGGTGAAGGGTCGCATATTGAACCATATCCTCGCCATATCTTTTTCCCTCCGATCAGTCGATATCGTCATCATCCATATCGTTATATCCTCGCAGCCTGAGGTTTCGATACGACAGCAGCCCGTACTGTCCCTCAAGCGGGTTTTGCTTCCTCAGGCCCAGTCGGTCGATTATCCACTCCAGCTTTGCCCCAACGATAACGCCGGCCACGAAAATGATCGCGCCGGCAAGCATGGCTATACCTGTCATTTTGTGTCCTCCGCTGCGTCCTGAAGTGCCTTCAGCTGCTCATTGATTATCTGCCGGGCCCTGCTCAGGCGTTTTTTGTCTCTTTTGATTGCCATTGCCTCCCGCAGGATCCTGGCATCCTCTTCCGCTCTCCAGCGCTCTTCCTCCTTGAGGACTTCCTTCTTGTTGTACTTGGATTTCACCTTGGCCATTCGCTTCCCTCCTCTTTGACAAACTCAAGCGGGTATATCCTGACGAATGTCTTTGCAAGCGTGTTTACCACCAGTTCATCGGTCCGGGTCAGTTGTGCGCGTGTGATCTGGGGCGAGTTGAGTTCGTATATCAGGTCATCGGCCAAGTCATAAAGTTCGCCGGTAACGATGTGATACAGTTCATGCGCGATCGCTTCATACCAGCCGTCTTTAATCTCCGGGTGGTCCACATTGATGCTGATGGTCGCCTCTTTCCTATGCCGATTCCTTCCGCAGCATGCAACTACATCAGTTTCATGCATGATGTGTTCGATCTTGTACTGGTCCACATACTCAACGTCAATATCCCAGTCCTAGATCCGGAGAACCCTCTGCAGATGATGAACGATCCTGGTCATTTCCTCAATAGGTGGCAGCTTGTTTTCTTCCATGGCATCCTCCTCAGTGTTTCTTCTTTTTCTTCCTGACTCGTGCTGGCAGGTGCTTCCCTTTACTGGCCCGGTTCCATTCGTCGACGTCGACGCCCTGGCGCTCGAGCTTGCGCCGGTTGGCGTTGAAATACCGCCTCTGTGCCTCGGACTTATACGGCATCCTTATCACCTCACTAGTGAGCAACTACGATCTTGCTTTGCGGTTCGATGTATGTTATCGACACGATAAAATTCGGGTTGATCTCTACCCTGTCGACAAACTCGCCATTGCACAGCGGCTTATGCAGGACGATCGTTTCCTCGGTGTCCATCGTGACAGTCCGGTCGTCGGTGAAGATCTCATCCCGGAACGTCTTAATGATCGCCCCGCCGTTTTCCCTTACATAGTGGTCAAACGCTGCCTGTGTCATCGTCGCGGTTTTAAAGTATTCGTAGATCTTACTCATGCCCTATCACCTGTCCCCTTTCTATCATTTCGCGTATTTCTGCCCTGGATAATCCCATGTCCTCCAATTCATCTACCGTGTATTGGCCTTTCAGCGGCTTTTTGGATTCCCTCGCCGGCTCGGGCCTCGACATGACGAAGTACCTGTCGACGTCCTGCGGATGGTGTTCGCTGTCCCGCGATATGTCCTCCGGGTTTGTCTTGCTTTGCTCGCAGCTCGGGTATGTCCGGATCGTGTTCGCGCAGTCACGGGTAAATGTCAACAACGCAGTCTTTTTACCATCGGGGCCTTCGAACGGCTCAAGCCATTCATGCAGCCTGCGCCACCCATTCTCCAGCGATTTTGACGCCTGGATCATATAAAGGCCATACTCAGCAAATACATCGGCCGTGCTCTTTCCTGTGTCCCTGCTCGGCGTCCAGGCGTCGGTATCGGCCACGATGTACTCAAACCTCATCGGAGCCTCGTTGTCTTTGTGATACACGCTGCGGCGGAGGATCTCTTTGGCCTGCTCCCTATCCGTGACCCTGTGCGGGTAATACTCCCGGAAGCATCTGGCCCATCCATCCGGGCTGATCGCGTACCACTTGAAACATGCGTGCGATGCATACCCCGGGTCGTAGGCTCCGACGATCCGCCACCGTGCATTGTTCGGTGGCTCCCAGCTGTCGACAACATGGATCTCTTCATCCCATTCCGGGAAAAACGCACCTTCGCCCACTGTGAAGGCGTCAGATTCGTTTGCCGGGTACTCCTGGCGGTACGTGTTCGGCAGGTTCTTCTTTGTCTCCTCATACCAGGAATCGGTCCTCCGAGGATCCGTCCTCCAACTAAGGAATATTGCAAAGAACGAGTTAAGCCCTGCCTTGGCCGCGTTCCAAACGGTCTCGAACCATGTTCCCCTTTTGCCGGTACTGAGGCCTATCACCTGTCCACCTGTCGGCCTGTTGATCGTCGGATACGCAGCTGTCCAGATCTCTTCGGCAAACTGCTGGAACGCCCATTCGTCGATGATTACCAGGCTTGATGTAAAGGAACGTCCTGCGTTTGCAGATGCCGGGAACGCCTGGAACTTCGCCGCCTCTCCCCCTGGATGGTATATAGTGATCAGGTGCAGTGTGGCCGTATACGTCAGGCCGGTCCATCCGGGATCCTTTTCGTCGGCTGGCTGGATCAGCCACCTCGGGAGATACTTTAGCATGAAGCCCATCCTATCGACGAGCTCCATTGCTTCTGTGTCACCTCTGGAAAGGCCGACGACGGTATACCCGGGATTGAATATCATTTTCCAAAGTGCATAGGCCAGCGCCAGCCAAGTCAATCCGAGCTGTCGGGCCTTCAGTATGATGATCAGGCGGTGTTTCTGGAACGCCCTGATAACATCCCTCTGTTTCGGCCACATTTCGAGTTTCCGGACGGTCCCAGGGACGTCCCTGTCAAATATGTGGACGAACTTGTCAATGAAATACTCACAGCTGCGCCGGGCTTTCTCCTTTTGGACTTCCTCAAGACTCGGAGTCTGTTGATGCTTTTTCGAGTAGTTTTTCAAGCTGATCCAACTCCTCATCTGTCAGGTTGGATAAGTCCACATCTTTTTTTACATGCACATCAGCTGTGACGTTGCTTTGTACCTCTGTTTTATGCTTGAACTGATCAGGCAGCTTGTTGGTAAGGTAAAATTCAATAGCGTTGGTGTCGGGTGCCATCTGCTTTCTGACTTTCTTGGTGACGACCATGCGTTTCTTCGGCGGCTTGTCAGGATCGTCGGACGGGATCTCCACCGGCTCCTTTGTGATCTCCTCATATGTGTAGCCGATGCAGCGCTTGTAAAGCGCGTTGATTACGTTCTGGTGGCGGTACTGATGCCCCTTCTTGAAGGCCTCCGCAAACTCCGGATATTTTTGCTTCCATTCATACAGCGTAGATTCCGCAATCCCAAGCCTTGCAGCGATTTCATGGTTCACGATACCTTCCTCTACCCACTTCCTGACGTCATCGCACATTTCCGGACGATATTCCGTCGGCCGACCTACCGGCCTGGCCTCTTTCGCCTTGGGTTTCCTGCCTCTCGGCACCTTCCTCCACCTCCTCCAACTCAATGATAACATTCATTTAAAAAATCACTAAAAACGCTACTTTTTTATTTGTTTTTTAATTATTTTCAAAATAAAAAAAGCCGCCCTTTTTCTGAGCGGCCTGGGAACATATTTCTAATCACATTCCATCGTTGCCAAAAACAAAGGTGGACTATCATATACGGCCTTTCCTGCTAATGCGAATTATCCAATTGGCTTAATGCATACCGTTATGACCTTCTCCCAATCATAACTGTTTACCTTGTTTCTTGCCTCCTCTTCTGTCAGGCTCTCATTGAACATTAATTCATCAACCAGTGTGTCGAAATTTTTTGATTTGCTGTAAACACACTCTTCGCTCATCCAGATTTCGTCGATTTCTGCCTTTCCCCAATCCGCCATCCAATAGCTGAAACTATCATCATATACACATTCTGTATCAACCATCGGGACTATCCTTAATTCCGGATTTTCCTGTACAAGCCTTAACAATTCCTTAATGCTTTCCTGTTGAACTTTCATTTTTTCTTCCATACATAACCCTCCTTGTTAGTTCACAATCTTTATAATTCTTGAATAATTTCGGGAAATAATGTATAGTAAAGATGCTATAACCAGACTTGAGGTCTCCGCAGGACCTCTTGAAAAGCACTCATAATAGAGTGCTTTTCTTCCTTTTTGAACGCATTCCAATGCTCCCTTTCAAGCACTTCTCATATTCTTGATAGCCTGCAGCTCCTCTATCAGCCCGTCAATATCCTCATACCTGAACCGGGCCTCGCCGTCGATCCGGAAGCTGTCCTCGTTGAAAATATATGTGCACCCGGTGACTTCGCCCATCATGTTCACCGGCCGGAGGATCCTGCGCTGTACTGGTGTTACTGTCGCAGCTGTAACCGGAATAATTGCCTGGTGTTTCGCACAAAATACGCCGGTGTTGATCAGTGTCGTGCATCCTTTGTATGCGCACACATATGATCCATCAATTTGAGTCCTTATAACAGGTTCTATCTTCTGTTCCGGCATCGGATATTCCTGGTATGGTTTCTCTTGGCCTTTCACGCTCGAATCGTATGTAATCGCTCCTGCCTCTTCAGTTTCCGCTGCTGCTGTCACTTCCTTTACGGCTTCCCTGTCCCTGGCCAGCTGGTCCTCTTCCTCGATCCTGGTGAGATCCTCTGGATCAGATTCCGGTACCTCCGCCGGCGCCTGTTCCTTCGGCTGCTTCTTTGCCGCCTCCTGATTTTCCTTCAGATCCCTATGTATGCCCCACGCAGATATATAATAGTTTATTGTCCCTGCAGTCAGTCCGACTTGTTTTGACAGTGCCTTTATCGCATGCTTATCTGTCCCGTGCTCTCTTACATATGCGAG